CATTTCTTGTATTCTCTGTATCTATTAGCATTAAACCATCTTTTACATGACCCCACCATTTTTCTATTGACCAATCTTTTGGTTTAGCATTATAAGCTGATAATAATATCTTTCCTTTATCTGTTGCAAAATCATGGATTAATTTTGATCTTACAACATTATATTCATATTGATGTGGTTTTCCTTTATCCATTGGAGCCAGTGGCTCTGAATTACCAAAAAATTTACCCCATTCAAAACCAAAATAAGGTCCTTTAATATCAAAAGGATTTTCAAGTGAATCATATTGTTCATCTATTGTTCCTTTATTTATGTATATTCTTTCCCCTCCATATATTAATATAGTTGTTTGATGGAGTTGCGGTAACCATACCTCTTTTATATTTACATCATCAGGGCCTTCTACATAAGAACCATCTACCCAAAATGCATCTTCTTTACCATCTACAAATCTTTCTACATATTTAAATAAAGTAAGTGATTTCCATACACAATGTACATGCTCAATAGATGCATTACTATTATTTCCTCCAAGAGCTTTTACATATTGCCTTGAATATTCTTGTTGTCCCTCCCTACTTAATAAATCTATATTTTCAACACTCTCAGGTTCAAGAGAAAATTCATATGCAAGTTTACCTTCTTTTATGTTATCATCAGAAGCATTTGAAACATAATCATTAAATGCACTGTCAAGTTTTTCAATATCTTTCTTTGTAAGAAGTTTACCATATCTTTTATATACTTCAAATAAAGACATTTCCTGCCTATAACACCACCAATCTGCTTCTTCTATAAAATTTGTATTATTTGCGCCACCATATGTAAAATTTTTTGCATCAACAAGTTCTACATGTGGTTTGTCATTTATTATAGTACCGTAAAAAATTGGAGCTCCAGTTATTATAAAATTTTTAAAACCTTCATTAAATAAGAATTTTAATTTCAATTCTTTTACTAAATATTTTAATATTTTTTGCCCTTGTATAGTTGAAGCTCCTTTATACTCCTTTGACATATATTCATTAATATACTCAGGAGTCATATCTTGTACTCTTTGTTCAATTTCTTGTTGTATTTGTTGCTGCTGTTCTTGTGATATTACTGGTTGCCCATTTTCATCAACTTCAGCTGATTGCATTACTTCTTGTTGTACTTGTTGTGTTACTTCATCTATAATAGGTTGTATAACTTTTTGATGGATCATTTGCTTTACCATCTTATCTCTTGTATCTCTGTACTCATTTACTGCTGCATCTGAAACATCTATACACATTGGTTTAAAAACTCTTTTTTGTTCATCACCAATCATAGATGAAGCAATATTTGATATAATATCTATGTGTCTTACAACCTGCCCACTGTTTAAATCACCAAGCCCATGAGCCATTAATGTACTAGAGTCATTGAAATCACTAAGATTTGCTCTACTATTATAAAGATTAAAGTTTTGCTCATACTTACGTTTCTTCTTTTCATCTACTCCACTATATCCATATATTGAATCAGCTTTTTTCTCGTACCACTCAAAGTTATTTTTTCTTCTTTCTTTATAAGAAGTTCTTTCATTTGCATTAAAATATTCAGTTCCTTCCATTGTTAATAATTGTGATAAAATTCATAATTAAAATCTCTCTTTGGAGCTAAAAATTGTTCCCAATCTTTTAATAGCTGATTTTCATCTTCAAAGAAAATAGGCTCTTCAGATTCTTGTGCTAACCATAATGCTAATAACATAGCACTCCTTAAATGGTCAAAGTTTCCACTTTTAGGTCCATTAAAAATAATAGATTCATCTATAAGTCTTGTACTATACAGATAATCTATATTAGTTTCTGTTGTCACTCCAAAATCATTAACTTTCCTTGGTGTAAGATACCACTGAGCTAAAAGTTGTATACAATGTTCTTGTAATCTTGGTGATGACATATCAACACCAACATCATACTTTTTGCTAGGGTTATTTATTATTTTACCCATAGCTAACCAAGGAGAAGGCTGTAATAGATAAAATTTATTTTTCATTTCAACATATCTAATAAAATCAGATATATTTGTTTCAGGTAATATTTTAGCATTATAATATTCAGTTAACCATATTGCCATTCTGTGCATATCATTAACTTTCTCTAATCTTCCTATATATTCAGCAACTATTGTATCAGTTAAACCTTCTTCCCATGATGTATCTGGAAAACCTTTATGAACAATAATAGAACATAATGATGTACCTCCATGATCATCTTTTACTGGGTCATAAGTTACTTTATATAATGATTTTTTAAAAGTTGGTTTAGGAATCCTATCAGGTGGATGCTCATATATTACAACTGCACCTTTTAGATTATGCTCAAAGCCCCTTATGTCATAAGATATTATAGGTTTTAATTCATTATTTAGATCTGGTATAAATACAGGTAATCCAAATTCATCATCTTTAAACCACCCAACAGACATTATCTTTTTATGATTTTCATTTATATCAAGATAAGTTTTCCTATCTCTTAATTTACCAACAGGTAATTTAGTTCCCCCTTTTTGTATAAACATTTCAGATGGAACTAAAGGCCTATTCATTTTTTCTTGATCAAGAGCTTCAGTACTTTCAGATTTTAAAAGTTCAGCTCTTATATCTAATATAGCCTGATATGCTTCTTCATAATTTATATTTCCATTATCATCTATAAAATCATTATCAGCTACATATGCCGGAAGGAAAGTACATATTGGTTTTGGCCTGCCTTCATATACATCTTCCTCAACAAAGAAATCATATTCAGATCCATTTTCAAATATTGTTTTTACACCTGTTAATTTATCAATAAATCCAGATGTACCTATACCTAAAAATGTTCCAAATTTATTTGAACGTCTCATTGAGTCTTTAGATGTACCAATTACATCAAGTATATTTGTAGCTAAACCTATTTCTTCATATAATATTAAGTTATTTCTTTTACCTGCTGCTACTGCTGGATTCTCAATTGTTGCAATTTTGTGGTCTATAAATGTACCAATACCAGCAGTTACCCATGAATTTCCTTTTTTCTTTTGATATTTTTGTATTAATTTAGAATTAGGTGAAAGTGATCCTGAAGATTCTAAATGAAAATATCCAGGATAAAATATTTCAGTTATACCTGTTGTATCTCTGTATGATCCTACTTCTTGCTGGATATAATCCATTGTAAGTTTTGCCTTTGTAAGTAGGTCTGTACTTTTATCTTGTATAATTGATGTTACAAGAAGTTCAACTGGTGAAGGTCTTTTAGTACCCTCAATATCAAATTCTTTTTGGCCATGGAAATACCATTCATGCAATATACAAGATGCTCCATAAAAACTTTTACCAAGACCACGGCTACCAAATATTAAAAGATTTAAAGCATTGTTTTCGTAATAACATTTACCAAGAGGTTTATCATAAAAATCCTCTAATGCTTTAACCGGATCTTTATATTTTTTATATTCCCCATTCTCATTTTTTACATGCTTTAATTTACTTAATTTTGTTTTTTCTTTTGCAGTAAGTTTTTTTCCAGATTCAAGTTTTTTAATTATTGAATGGCATGTAAAATCAGAATTTTCAAAACCAGAAAATCCTCTACATATAAGATATCTTATACCTATAAACCATTCTGTTGCTCTAAGATATGGAGAAATTACTTCAGTTGAATTTGAGTCTTCATCTTCATCTATTATTTTACAAATATTTGTATAAAAATAAAGCTGAGGTGGCATAAATCTCCAATGATTTTTTGCCTCTTCAGCCCATAAACCTTCTATACATCTTTTTTCTTGTTCAAGCCAATATGTATTATACTCTATTGACTCAGGGTGTAAGTTCTTTGGATGATCATTAAATACAAAAACATTTCTGTTTAGTATTTCAGGGAATATTATAATTGGTTTTTTATCCACTTACTAATACTCTATTAAAATGCCCTTCTGCATTTTCTATTTTTTTAATAGCATAAATTTCTTTTACATTATCCTCATACCTGAAAAACAAAACAAAGACTCCATCTTTATCTTTAAACTGTAAAGTATTTTTTTCTTCCTTTATTATATTATTTTTGTTTATACCTATTTTCATTAGTTATATCTTTTTTCTCTTGCTGATTGTTGTCCACCCCCACGCATTACATCTTGTTGTTCATCTCTTGCTAACTCAGCTTCAACTTCTTTCATTGTCTTTTGAATAATTTCTTGATTCTTAAACAGCTTTAAAATCTCATCCATATTGGTAGCATTAACTTCAAGATTCTCTACATATTTATTAAAAGATTCTTCTTTATCTTTCCATATTTTGTAATTCCTCTCAGCATCAGATAATGTAATCTCTATTAATTTTTTAGATATATCTCTATACTTATCCCAATCTATTTTTGCATAAGTAGATTCAATATCTTTTCTTCTTTTTTCAAGTGTTCCTGTTTTATAAAATCTTGATTGTGGAGATTCTGCAAGAAAGATGCACCACATTATTTGTGATGCATCCTTTTGATTACTAAGCTCCTTAAACTCTTTAATCAATTTAAGCTCTGGATTTTGTTCAAAAAAGTCTTTTTCAAAACTTCCTGTTACTTTATACCCCATGGTCTATTCTAAGCTTTAAAGTACTTTTTAGTTTATTAGGATTTATATCATAACCTCCAACAGAATTAGGTATTGTTTTTTCCTGACTATCTCTCATCCATACAATAACTGATTTTTCTATTACTCCTATTTCACTCTCATTGGATGTATAAGTGCCTTCAATAAAACCACTATATGTACTAGTATTTGATATTTGCTCTAATTGTGATATTGTTAATTCTGCTGTACATCCGCAACTTGGCTGAATACTCTCAATCTCTTCATTTATATTAGGAGTTGTAGATGTAAAATCCCATCTAACTTTATAAGAGTTTCTTCCTTTAGGTTGTGATCCTAAATCACAAAGAAAATTTTTAAACTGTATCATACTCTACTTTAAATTTAAGATTTATATTATTTTTAATTTTTTCCCAATCTTCTTTTGTTCTCAGTGCTCCCCATTTTCCACAGTAACAATTCTCAAACGGAACAATCATCTTACCCCATGCATCACAATTACATCCAGTACATTCTCCTGTACCTATGCATTTTCCTTTTGTTACACATTGAGGACATTGCAGTAATCTGAACATATATTGTTCTATAATATATGGTTCAAGTTTATTATTTAAAATCTTTTTAGTTAACATCCCTACAACATAAGAATACCATTTATAAGGGTTAATTATATCAAGAAATCTTACTCCAAATATTCTTAAATTTTTCATCGTATAAAATTATAAATTATATTAATTAATAATATTACAATTATTATAGCAATATATACATTGCCATAATCTGTTATGTTCTTTACTATTTTTTCTATTATTTTGTTAATCATAAAAATATTTTTGTAATTTTAAAATAACTTTAAGTAAATCATCAACCAATAGTGTTTCTCCACTAGGGTTTACTATTGATTTAGTGTATATTTCCTTTAATTCTTCAAGAGCTTCCTTTGCTTCTGTATCTTTTTTGCATTCAGCTGGACAACTATCTTTCATTTCATAGTTATCTTCTTGCATTTTAACATTAAGATTAAAAATTAATTTTTTTATTTCTATCATAATATTCTACTAATTATAA